AGAATGAATGATGATGAAAATCAGGTGATGGGAACCCATTGGCTCAGTCACATCAATTCCTCATATGTTAGAGGGGCATTGGATTGTGGGGCTAAACCAACAGTTAGTGTGACAAAGGATAGTAGTTTGAATGTGGGGTATCGGGTTAGGCTTGAAGTGAAACTCAGGCATAGATTCATGGAGATACTACAAGCCATACAACGAGTCCTATTGCAACACGATGGCATTGAATCAACAGTAAAGGAAGAAGAAAGTAGCACACGGCCATATCCCATTCTTGTGATTAGGGGCGTTGAGAATCTCGACAAGTTGCTTGACTTCAATACATTCCCTTGGGGATACTCCTTTGGGTATTGTCTGGAAGTGGTGAAGTCAGGTGACCATTTGACCCAATCTGGATTAGATGAAATCCTAAGAGAGAAGGGGATGTTGTAATGCTTTGTTCAAGATGCAATAGAAGAGAAGTGCCTCTAACCTTACAAGGTGCTTCTCTATGCCAAGTATGCAATGTGGAAGTGGCAATCCTGAAGAAAGGTGAGAACCTAACAGAAGAGGAAATAATGGAATTCCATCTTACTAGGATTTTAGTGGATGGATGTAAGGAATGTGGGGATGTCAATTTCGGTTATGAAGCCGGAGTTGTCGAAGAGAATGGCCTAAAGTGGTTCGTTATACGAGTTGCTTGTGGGGCCTGTAATAATAATTACGAGGAAATATTGGAAGTGAAAATAGATGAGTCTTTCAAAGGCAGCGAAGAAGAATAGAGGAATAATAGTAGTGGGAAAACCACATTTAGATAAGAAAACCAGAACGGGACGTTGGGTTTCGGAAGACCCGATAATGACATACGCTAATGAGTATGATATTGAGGACAACTATAGCATCCCAAAGGAAAGGGGCATAGTGATTTTAGAGGCTCACTACAAACCCAAGACGGATGCTATCAAGAAAACCTTGCTTGAGTATAGAGGACAGGTTGTGCTTACGGCAGACAATCAGAAGGATGTGCCAAAGGCAATCTTCAACCTATGTGATTTGAAGAGAGCAGGGACTACTATGGAAGCAATAGAAAGGATGGGTCGAATGAGTCCAAATTCGGATGAGCCTGTCGAATATGAACAGGATACGTTCTCATTGGTTCGACAATATCTCAAGAACACCAAAAGAGATGACGTTAGACTAATGTTGAGAATGAACAAACCACCAGACACTCAATTACTTTCTTGGTTGGTGATGAATATCCATCCAAACAAGTTAGCATTTATTGATGCTAGTGTGAAACGTAGGTGGCCAACAGAATACTTCTATGATTTATTGGCTTATGTTCATAATGGTAGAATAGTAGGAAGAATTCAAATGCCTCAACGTGGAAACTATAGCAATATGAATAGAATCTGTAGAAAGATAGGACTCAAAGAAGATAGTTGCCATCTCCTAAAAGACCTATTACAAGATGAAGATTTCAAGAATCAAGTGAAGAAGAAACTCAATCATGCGGAATGTAGGCAATTAGGCATTGGGGAGAAAAGAAGGAAGAAAAAGACTACACCGCTTGTAGCACAACCTTCTCTCAGTAGGTGGCTCTAATGCCTAATCAAAGGAATAAAAACGTTCATCGCTATAGAGCCATGGTTAAGTTTGGAAGGGACATAAAGAATGGCGACAAGTTCACACAAAGGGAACTACAGTATTACATGAATAATTACATTGGTGTTAGTGGAAGAAGACACAAGCAAACAACAGTATCGAAGATTCAATTGACCAGTCTTCTTAGGATGCATCCTAATTTCAGATACTGGCCAGCAGAGAGAAAGACTGCAACAGGTGAATGGTCATACATAGAAACAGAAGACGAAATAATTAGAGGAGTAATAAAATGAGTAAGATAGAAGATGAAGTATGTAAGAAAATACAAGAAAGAGCAAAAATTGGGAAAGCAAAATATGGAGTGACAATGGAAAGAGATGACTTAACCGTAGTTGAATGGTTAAAGCATCTCCAAGAGGAAATGATGGACGCGATTGTATATGCGGAGCGCGTGTTGGACATCATTGATGTAGATGTAGATGCTCCTGAACCGGAGGATGATTAAATGGCTTACAAAAAGAGTTTCAGAGATGAAGAGTTAGACGCCGAATATCAATTGGATAAAATAATAGAATATAGAATAAGACAGGAGGAGGAAGAGTGACATTTACAATTTACACAAGAGATAACTGTGTTCCATGTGTTAGATTAAAACAATGGTTGGCAGATGCAAAGAGGGATAACAAATACAACTCGGTTATTCACACGTTTCTCCATTCAATCCAGTTCATCAATATAGACAAGGTTCCAGAGAAGAAAGGTGACCTGTTTGATTTAGGTGTTAAATCCGTTCCTTGTATGATTGTAGACTTCGGGTTAAGCAATGCTCAGCATATTGGACTTGAGGAAATAATAGAACGTTTAGAAAGACAAATCTCCATTTATCTAAGGGGGCATATATAAATATGCTATGGACAGAAAAATATAGACCGAATAAATTGAACGATATAGTAGGACAACCAAGTTTTACGACAGATGCTATGGCTTGGGTAAAGAAGGAAAATATGCCCAATATCATCTTAAGTGGTGTAGCCGGAGTAGGTAAAACTGCTAGTGCTATTGCTCTTGCAAATGATATACTTGGTGACGATGTAGACAATAACTTCTTTGAAATAAATGCATCAGATGATAGGAAACTGGAAACTGTTAGGACAAGAATCAAGGAGATTGCTTCAACTAGTAAGATAGGTGATGTCCCATTCAAGATTATCTTGTTGGATGAAATGGATGGTATGACTAAAGACGCACAGAATGCGCTTAAGAGGATAATGGAAAGGTATGCAGATAATTGCCGATTCGTGATTACTGCTAACGATACTTGGAAAATTATCTCTCCTTTGTTGTCAAGGTGTGCTTTCTATCACTTCAACAAGATTAACGATGAGACTATGAAAACGGTGCTAACGACAATCCTTGAAAATGAGCAAAAAGTGGTTCCCGATGAAGAGATGGATATGTTCATATGCTACCTTCAGGGTGACTTGAGAAGGGGAGTTACCGAATTACAGGCATCGGTGGCAAGTGGAAGAAGTCTGACAAAACTGATAGACGACAACCTTGAACCCTATACCCAACTATTACAATTGATTGCCGATAATGACTATACTAATGCGCTTAATGGGGTTCATAATTTGATTCATACGACTACTGACATGAGAACTATATGTCGTAATTTGCACGATGTCATCATCAAATCCGAGATGGAAAGCAATCATAAATTCAAACTACTTCGTATTGTCGGAGAGGCCGAGTGGCGGAGTTCTAACATGACTCCAAAAGTATTGGCATCTTGGATGATAGGACAGATGGTCTAAATGGATGGCTTAGGAATATTAGTGGTGTTTATTGTGTGGAGATTAATTTACAAGATGATGGATAATTCAAGGAGATTTTAGAATGTTTAGGAATAGTGATGAAAATGGTGAAGAAAATATTAGATTACAATGATGATGGAAAGATAGATAGTAGAGATTTGAAAGATATAATCCTACGCTATCAGTATAATATCATACTTTTCGGGGGGATGCTCCTGATAATACTGCCAGTATTGAATATGCTGGAATACATAAAATTAGACTCCGACCTATTTTGGATTTTGGCAGGTGTAGTTATCTGTGCCGAAGTAGTGTTAGAGCAACAAAAAAATAAGGAAGTGAATGAAAATGAAGAAAGAAATGAATGATGAGATTGCGAAAGCAGCAGAAAAACTTGGTATGTCTGAAGAAGACGCTCTTGCTAAGTATCAGGAAATATGTGAGAAGAACGGATTAAGCCCCGATTCCGATGACGATTTCCTTTTGGCAAGAGGACTGTGGAGACAGTATTTCTCTAACAGTATGAATGTCAGGAAGAGAAATACCTCTGAATCGGAAGATGAGGGTAACGGTGGAGGCGGAGGCTCTTGGTTCAAACAAGCGAGCGGATTCTTCTGTTCTCTTGAAGAGGCAAGGGACATGATGGCCCTACAACGTGATAAGATAGTGGCGGAGTATAATAGAGATAATGATACCACTTTCTCTTACGGGAAGGTAGCCCTCTTCTCTTCTATAGAAGGCGACAAGTATGAAGCAAGGATGATGAAGGACGGCGAGGAAGTCCTCAAGGTGTTTGACAAGATACCTGAGAACCACGTTGAGTTGGATGATGGACAGTATTTAGTGCCAATAGACACTAACGATGCTGACTGGAATAAGGCTCGATATGGAAAGCCCCTGCCCAAGTCCGAGTGGAGAAGGAGTGGAGTGTTTATTGGTTCCGTAGATGGGAACATGGGCAAATACTTCTTTGACTACAAGGGACTAGGTGCTAAGGCGTTTGAGCCAACGACCTTTGAGTTCTTGCACTTTACTTGTATCGTAAACAGTAATGATGGGTCAAGGATTCATGGTGCGAAGATGAGAACCATAGAGTCCCTTGCTATCAATGCTGACTTAGAGGATGACCATGTGCTGAAGACAGATACGTCTGACATCAACATGCTAGATGCATTGGCTGAGTATTCAGAAGCCAACATGTGTCCACTAATTGAGTTGGATAGATACCACACCGAAGTAGAAGCGCGAGGCTTCAACGATAAGTTCGTCTTTACTGATGGTGTAGTTACCACGCTGAACATGAAGCAGACGAAGAATGGAAATAGGATTCTAGTATTAGATGACCTAGAGACAGACTTCGCCTATGATGATGGCGGAAGTGAGTGGACTGGTGTTGCTTGTTGGGTTCCCGAAAGAGTGGGAATTAACTTCGGCATTGGGTCTAGTGTGGTAGTTGTTGGAAGGACATCACAAGGAACAGATGATGATGGAAACCTACGTCCCGTCACAATTAACGTAAGCGGTCTACTTGTCCTAAAGGCAAGGGGCGGTTCACCTGATGACATCGAGCAGAATGAAGAGTCGGAGTGGTTCTTCGATTGATGGTGATTTGAGTGTCTAAAGGATACTATAATTCCTTTAGGGTAAGTCAAGGTGTCATTCATGGTGGCAGTTATGCCATACCCTTCACCAATGTAGATTTTATTACATGGAAGAAGAATTTTGAAACTGGTGAATATTGGGTCAAACTCCATACCATGTCCGGTAAGGAGATTAGGCTCAAGGTGAACCATGAAGGGTTGAATGACATCTTGGCATCATGGGGAAACCAAGACGTAGAATACTACGAAACAGGAAGTAAAGAAAATGAGTTGGAATACGAGTAAGAAAGAAGAAAAATTGAGAATGACCTTTGAAGAGCGTAAGAAATTAATGCTCGCTCAAGGTAAGGAACGTAGAGAACGAGATAGGAATCATCTACTAGTTGGAGTTTATGCTGAGGCTAAGTTCTGTAAATCAGGTTCGGTGGTAGATTGCCGAACAGATGAAGAGATTGAGGAAGGAATGGAAGTCCACATACTCGACTTGGATGATGGTTGCACACCTACTGTTAAGGCAAATTGGCCTAACGATGAGAACATCCATGTTCATGTTCCTAACGTAATGAGAGATAATGGAACCCAAGATTGGGAAGAGACATTTGAGAATTGTTTGGCCATAATCAGTATTATGCAAGAGGCTGTTGCTACGGGGAATGTAAAGGCCGTAGCATTGGACGGAGTAGATAAACTGTTAGAAGGTTCTAGCAAGGTTCTACGAGAGTCTCTTGTGAACATGAATCAGACCTTGGTGCAGT